ATGAAAATTGACATAAACGATATAAAATGGCTGTTGGACAATGCCACATCCTATGCGATCAGCAAAAATTGTGGCTTGTCAAATCAAGCCGTTGACAAATACAAACATGGTCAAGCCGATGTGATGAACATGAAACTCAAACATGGACTAGCCATGACAAAATATGCTCAGGAATTAAAAGAAAAATAAAAACACCTTACAACCACTCAAACGCCAATCCGATTGGTTGCAAGGCGGACGCACTTACTAAACAGCAAGTACCACATGATTGTATCATAAAGTACTTGTTGTCGCAACAGGTACTTTTTAAGTACCCTCAAAATAGAAAAAGAGGAAAAAATCATGAAAACAATCAAAATTCAAACAATCGCATTTTTTGCAATCCAAAACCAAAAATGTTTTGATCTAATCAACGGATTATTAGCTAGTACCTCGTCAGAAAAAGACGAACATATCTTAAAATCTAACGATGTACCTGCTAAGGTTGTAAATATCTTAAAAGAGGATGGATACCACATTGGTTTTAGCAACAATACCCTAAAATGTTTTGAAAGAAATGTCTTAGTATCGCTCTCTGTCGAATACCGTCATGCACGTCGCTTGACATTGATGGGGGGCAAAAAAGAAGATTTTGCTAGCTGGAATAATAATCGTGCAAAAGCAGGGCTAGGCCTATAAAATTATGAGAGCTGCAATCTATACAAGAGTGAGTACCTTTGATCAGGTCAACGGGTACTCACTCGATATGCAGGAGTTTTTGGCGATAGATTATTGTCAAAAAAACGGTGTAGATGAGTATAAGATTTATCGCGATGAGGTGACTGGTGCTAAATTTGACAGGCCACAACTACAGCGTCTGTTGGCCGATATACAAAATAAACAAATTGACATTGTTATTATACACAAGTTGGATCGCCTAAGTCGTAGCTTAAAAGATACTTTTACTATAATTGATGATTATCTTATTAAATATAATGTTGGTTTAATCAGTCTAACGGAAAATATTGATAGCTCTACACCCAGTGGAAAGTGGATGATTGGAAATCTCGCCCTCTATGCCCAATATGAGCGAGACGTCATCAGGGAACGCATGATAATGGGCAAATACGGCAGAGCCATGACAGGTAAAGCTATGTCTTGGGCTCCAGGATATACCCCGCTTGGATATGACTATAAAGACGGCTTGTACATACCAAATAATGACAAAATAATTGTCGCTGAAATTTTTGACGAACTGTATAAAGGTATCAAACCCAAGTCACTTGCTAAAAAACTAACTTACAAAGGTACTCTAAACAAAAAATGGTATCACACATCAATCAAATACATCGCTCGAAACCCCGTCTATATTGGTAAAATCAAGTGGAGAGGGAAAGAGTTTGAGGGCAATCATCAACCACTGATTGCAAAAGACTTTTTTCAAGCAGTCCAGGAAATCCTTGACGACTATAAATAATGTTGATATAATTATGGCATCAACATCCGTTGCGGATTGTAAAGTAAAGGTACTTCGTACCAAAATGACTCTCATGCCTATGAGGGTCTTTTATTTTGTCCACAAAAACGGCAATTTTGTAAAATGTCCGATACAGAGGCGAAGTCTATTCTTCAATTTTACCCATTTTGTCAAAATAGAAATCAAATCTCACAACAATTATTGTCAAAATAGCGATTTTGTCAATAATACACTGTATCTTGAGGCTATCTTGAGATTATCTTGAGCAACAAAAAAGGCCCAGCAATCGCTGGGCTGAAAATCTATTTAAACGTGCCATAAGGCACGACATTACGCCGCTTTGACTCCTCGCCTGCTGCCACATAGCGACGCACACCACTACGACTAACATACGATACCCAAATATAACCGTCAGCAATATAGACCGAATCATAGTTAAATTGCTCGCCATAGGTATATGTTGCAACAACCTTCCCGTCTAGACCAGGTTTGTCTCGGACATTGAGCAAAGACACTTTAACAGTCATTGTCCCTTGCTCGTCTTTGTATTTTCCAAGATTGCCACTGCTTGCCTGTGTTGCCACCGCAGTAGAGTCGCTGTAAGGTGGATAAAACCAACCAACAAGATTGCTGATTTGCTGGCTAGAATATTGAGCAGGACCACCGACAGACAGATTGCCAACAAGATTTTGCTCGATTGTTTGGACAGTATTGCCATTGACCCCGATAATTAGACCGGTATGCCCATAGTTGATACCGTCTCCTGCCCAGTAATTTTTGACAAAGATAGCACCTGGACGAGGACGCTCAGAGGTAGGCATGTAATGCACCTCGAATCCGTGTTGCTTAGCTGATTTAATCAAATCAATAGCATTGCCCCAAAGAGCCTTGCCGAAATATTTGCCACAAATCCAGTTAGGTAGGTCTACACACTGCTTGCCGTACCAACCATCATAGTCAACACCTTGACCTCGATTGGCTAGGTCTTTAGCAAAATTGACTACTTCATTTACCGTTGTCATCTTTTTCTCCTTCGAAATAAATATTGCCTTCGCCCAAATCGATCTTCATTTTCTCCATCTGGACCGTGCCTGCAGAGTTTTTGCTATCATCAATAGATTTCGATGTCTTTACCAATTTTTCAAGCGTAACGATTACATTTGCGAAAATGCTTGTATCCCCTTTTGCTTTGCCGTAGTTTTCGACTAAACTCTTAAAGGTCAAGCTGAGATAACCGACGTATATTGTGTACAGGAAAGCTACACCTGTTTGTTCGGGCAAAAGTACTGACATTGGGATAAGTAAGGTTAGCAGGACAATGCCTTGCATTTTCCTGAGTAATCCGTTAATGCCAATTTTTGATTTGTACTCGATAGTCGGATTGATTATCGCAGCAAACGTGCCGGATAAAAAATCAACAATTTCCGTGATCACGATTAAGCTAAGCAAAAAGAGGACAAGACCGTCCTCTGTTGCAATAAGTTCGCGTAGAAAATCAAACATCCCATGTGGATGCGGTTGAATTAAAGCCTGCATTCACTATTCTCCTTTCGGAATATAGTTCACCACATTCTCATCTGCAAGTTCAGGGTGTCCCATCAATTCCAACTGCGCCTTGACTTTCTTCTTAAAAATGCGTGGAACATCCTTAAATGCAAAATCAAAGTGCTCATCTACAATATTCATCGCCATTAACATTACCATCATTTTATTACTCCGTTTCTGTATCTGTGTTAGCGGTAGAATTGTCGCTACCGTCGACTGTATCAACATTTTCAATACTTTCATCTTCTGGGACCTCGCCTTCTTCAAAGCTAGCATAGAACTCCGTCAGCATTTCCATTACAGAACCATTCAGAATCCTAAATTTATCCTCAACCGCTTGGAATCGGCTGTTCCGCTCTTCCTCAGCCTTGCTCAGGCGCTCAATTAGGCCTTCCTGGACAGACTGCATGGCCTCAAATTTCTCAGCGGATTCGGCCATAAAACGCTTAGCTGATTTAACAACAGCTTCCATCTCTTCAATCTTCTGCACCGATTCAGCCATGGCACGGTCAGCGTACTCTGACTTAAAGTAGGCCTCTTTGGCTAGTTCTACCAGTTCGACATCAGTCTTATTCAAATGATTTCCAACTATACGTTCGGTATAAGTTGCATATCCGCCTGTCGTCGACGCTATCTGGATTTCTGTATGGCTGACTTGATCATCAGTGTAAATTGGATACTTGCCAACTACATTCCAACTTCTCATTCGACTACCTCCACCGTCATTTCATCAAGTCGTTTTAATAGCGACTCATTGTGTTCTTTTAAATTTGCATTCTCTGTTTCCAGCTCATGGATGCGATTAGTAAGAGCTTGCTCTGTATTTGCTTGTTGGTCAACAGTCGCTTGCAAACTCTCATTTTGAGCTTCCAGCGTTGCTTTATCAAGCGACAATTGAGCAATATTGATAGCTAATTTTGATTTGATTACTTCTTCCACTTTTTACTCCTATAACTTAGATATTTTGTCAAATGTAGTTTTGCCCCAAATGTAATTATTACCGCCAACTGTAAATTCTAACGCATCTTTAGTGATACGTATTCCATTGCCACTTGCGGTGTGTAAAGATATTTCGTCGAAATCGGAAATGTAGCAATTGCGTTCGTTGAGCCAAATTGATTTAATCGACGTAGATTTTCCAAGTCCATCATCCACAGATAACTTTATCCCGTTTTTAGTACTTGCATTATCGTGGAAAGCTAACGAGGCTTTAACAAGCCCTTCCTGCCTAGCAAATTCCGCATATCCACCGTCTACAACAAATTTACCACTGTTGCGCATGGTTATCATGCCGTTTAGCAAGTCAATAATCATGTTGCCGTTTTGAGCGGTAATCGTTTTACCTTTCATCCACCCAATAAAAGCATTTTCGATTTTTGCTTTAATAAATTCAGCATCAAGACCCTTGATATTCGACACGTCCAAATTGATGATTTTAGCTATACCTGCATCAATCTCTCCGATATGTGCCGTACCGATTTGACCGTTGCCAATCATGGCTGACTTGATAACACCATCTTTGATATACGTTCGCTCTCCTATGCTAATAAGACCCTCATTAATCCTGACAGAGCCATCTTTGTTTAGGTTAATCTGCCCCAACACATCGCCAGCCTTGGTCAGATTTTTAATTGCATACGACCCAGCAAGTGTGCTGACCTGCGTCTTAAGCCCATTAGTGCCAGACACCTCTGCGACTAGCCCTGCAGCTGTCTGCGTAACCTTGCTGACATTATCCAAAATGCTACCTGTCTCACCGACAGCGCCGATGGTACGTGTGTGACTGTCGACTTTGTCTGTGACGTTGTGCAGAGCCGTGACAGTGACAAGGTCTTCTGGAGCTGGTGACCAGTCTGATCCTATGCTAGATATTGCAACTTTCACATCTGTAATGTATAGGTTACATTCTTTAGAATTCTCACCTAAAAACATGAAATTCATTTCATCGACATCTGTTGGTAGTTCGAACGTCGCATGAAATCTTTTGTACACCCGTCTTGTCATACTCGCTTGTGGTATGTCTTTCCAAGATTGATTTACAATATTCCCTGATTTTCGGAAGTGCACTCCGATTTTTAGATTGGATGCATTTGTGTCCTTTGTTGCCGACACCGATACAGTGATTTTTGTTCCTGCATGCAATATGACACTTACAAGTTGTTGAATACCAAAATAAGAAGTTGTAGCTCCACCGCCATAAAAATGCAGTCCGCTTTGTAACATATTTTGTTGAGAATGCACTAAATCATAACTTCCTTGATTGATCCCATTTCTTGACCAATTATTTTCTCCATACTTAAATTGACCATTGCGGATAAGGTTTGTCGTTCCTACTTCTGTCGGTATCTTAGTCTCTACCTCACTGATGGTCCGACTGAAGCTCTCAGCCGTTTCCCTGACCTTATTCTCCACAACCGTGGTCGTCGCAAAGCCCTTGGCACTGATAGCCTGTTCCACCTGCGTACTGGTCAACCGTTTGCTAATCTCTGTCGCATTTTGCGTAATAGCAGTCTCAGCGCTATCCATACGACCGGTTAATGTATTGTAGTCCGTCTGCGATACTTTGCTAGATACATCACCAATTAACTGATTAATTTTAGTTTCAGCAGTTGAAACTTTGTTATTAGTGGTAGATAGGCTGGTTGACAACTGCTCGACACCTTGTGATGTTTGAGTAATCGTTGTTTTAATAGACGAAATATCGGTCCTTAAATCCTCTTCTGCGGCTCGAGGAGTAGTCGCAATAGTCCCATCCTCTAATTGAGGGTCTCTGATATATATGATATCCCCGACAGCCCACGTTATCGTGTCTGCATAAAACGGAAAGCTGTAGAGTGTTTTAAAATTGACTGTGTCGGTTGAGACGAATCTCTGCCAATCTATCGTCACATCAAATACTTTATAACCTTTATTAAATGCTTCCGCACCTAAGCGCATCCGAACTGATTTCGATGCCTTGATATCAACAGAGTAGGTCATTACTCTTCCCTGGTAACGAGCCCATCTTAAATCGTAAAAATACCTGTGGAAACCATTACTACCAGATTGTGTACATGTTGCTTTTATGTGGTATCCGCTTCGTGCTGTAGAGTCTGCGATGCGTTCGTATTTCCACAAAGAAGTATGACTATTAAAATTGGGGTTATTAGCAAATCCAAAATCTCTGATGTAGTTAGTAGCACCGATTGCAGTCGGAATCTTACCCTCAACATTACTAATCTCAGTCCGTATCTGCCCAGCCACAGTATCAACCTTAGCACTTGCAGTATTGATTTTCCCATCCAGCGTCTGCGTGCTTGATGTCAATTCTTCCAGTTTCCTATCAACTGTATTTTGATAGGTCGCTAGATTTTGCTTAGCAGTGTCAGCTGTTGACTTGATTTCGTTAAGCTTTAGAGTCGTCCCTCGGACATTTTCGTCGTAAGTAGACTTGGCCACATAGTTGCTAGCAATAGCCGCCCGTTCGGCAGATAACTGTTTGGCAGTTTCGGTTCTACTAGCGGATAAATACTGACTAGCTCGTGTGCCTTCCGCATCTTTGTACGTCTCCAGGCTCTCCAGACGAGTCTTGATTACAGTTGCTGTCTGTTGGGCATATGACTTAGCATCTACTGCTTTTCCATCTGCCAGTTGAATTTGACGGGACAGTTCTGCACTGTTTTCGGTCGCGGTGCGGACGTATGTAGCAAACTCAGACCTTAAATCCTCCTCTGCAGCATGCGGTGTAGTCGCTACATTACCATCTTCCAACTGCGGGTCACGTAGATAGACGACATCCCCAACAGCCCACGTTATCGTGTCTGCATAAAACGGAAAGCTGTAGAGTGTTTTAAAATTGACTGTGTCGGTTGAGACGAATCTCTGCCAATCTATCGTCACATCAAATACTTTATAACCTTTATTAAATGCTTCCGCACCTAAGCGCATCCGAACTGATTTCGATGCCTTGATATCAACAGAGTAGGTCATTACTCTTCCCTGGTAACGAGCCCATCTTAAATCGTAAAAATACCTGTGGAAACCATTACTACCAGATTGTGTACATGTTGCTTTTATGTGGTATCCGCTTCGTGCTGTAGAGTCTGCGATGCGTTCGTATTTCCACAAAGAAGTATGACTATTAAAATTGGGGTTATTAGCAAATCCAAAATCCCTGATGTAGTTGGTGGCACCAACCTGCAAACTATCAAACCGCTCCGTCACCCCATCGATTCCACTCTGCAAGTCAGCAGTCTTACGATTGATACTCTCAATCTGTCCTGTTTGAGCATTGACGGTCTGCGTCAGTGTCTCATATTGAGTCCTGGTTTGACTTAGAGTGTCTTCTACCGTCCTTGTCCGACTGGTAACGCTAGTGATATCGCCAGTTGCTTTAGCGACTGTTTTAGACAGTTCTGCGACGGTTGTTTTAGTACCATCTGCAAGAGTTTCAACGGTTGTCACACGGCTAGTCAAAGCCGTCTGTGCTTGCGCTTGAGCTAAAATAGTTTGAGCTTGTTGGTTGAGGTCGTTTCGCAAGGTTGTAGCACTTGTTTGACTATCTCTGGCCTTTTGGTCAGCACTAGCGATTGCCGTCTGCAGTTCGGACTTGGCAGTGTTTAAGGCTTGACTGACCGTCGCAACCTGTGCTCTCGCATCTGCAATAGCTTCGGTTTTGACTTGGTTGGCTCTAGCAATGGCGCTTGCTACATCCGTTTTAGCTTGATTGGCCAGAGTCTCGATGGATTGAGTCTTGGACAATATGTCTGCGACTTGTCTGTCGTGTTCCTGTTGTTGCTCTGTGATTTGTTGGGAGACTTCGGAAAAATCATGGGCAATACTTTCTTTTAGTGCGTTAGCATAGCGTGTACCCGTTACGTAAACCCACATCATGACACCATCAACTTCTTGATATTGCCATACCTCCTCTTCACTTCCATTTTTCTTGAACCATGTATCCCCTTTTTTAGGATTGACTGGCTCTCCTGTTCCGTAGAAGTTTGTTGTTTTCCCATCAGCAGATAACAATGCTATATCAGCAGTAGATTGAGCCTGTGAAATCTTAGCATCAACGCTATTAGTCTTGTTGAAATTACTACGGACGATACCATTTTTAAAACTACCCAGTTTCATGCTGGTATAACGTTTCTTTAAAACGTCCCACTCAAAAGAAATAACCTTAGCTTCAATCTCAACATCATAGTCCGCTTCATAAATCGAAACAGTATCACCAAGATTATAGTTTTCCAAAGCACGATAATCAGCGTATTCAACAGTATTGCGCAACGTGATAAAATCAACCTCATAAGAAGCGTTAGGCACATCACGACCAGCTGCAAAGTCAGCTTTAGCACAAGCACGTAGCTCATTATAAACACGATTTTTATCACTATCTGATAAGTCTTTAAACTCACCATCGTACTCAACATCACTATAATCGATAACCTTGATGACTGGGTGGTCAGGATCAATGTGAGGGCTATCCACATACTTTTCAGGTAGCTCAATGCCATTCTTAGCTCTAGGCATGATACGTGTCGCATAATCTTCCAGATTAATTTCACGCTCAAACCCTGTCAGATTACGACGGGAACGAATAACATCCGTCCGATGTATGCCAATACTTTCATTCATTGCAAGTGTGAACTGCTTACGCTTCAGCTCACCACCAAGCCGATTGACAAAGGTATTGTCAGCTGTACCAATCAAGGCTTGAATAGGGTTCATCCTCACCATACGAATATTTGCTGTTTTTAAGATATCACTTGTCAATCTAAAAGGATGCTTATACTGTGTACCAGCGCTAATCTTATCCATGATGCCCTGACCGTCTTTATCAACATTGTTGATATCCTCAATCAAGTTATCAATCAAATCATAACTGATATGCTCAGCAGTAATCACCGTTTCTTTCAGATTGTGCTTAAAACGACGAACACGGAAATACTCCTCATCGCCATCCATGTCAATCAACTTGATGACCTGTTTCACATCAGGAAGGAGTTCACGCCTAACGCCCTTAGCTTTGTGAGGAATAGTAAACTCTGCCGTGTAAGAACCATTTAGCGTAGCAGATAAGACAGCCTTCGTACACCACTTATCAATGATAGGATAGCCAAGTCCGACCACATCAGACGGACTTCTAGCCATCTCTGGAAATATAGAAATCATCTAAACCTCTCCTTAAATTCAACCTTTAACTTTGTGACAGTCCCCGTTGTCGTTATCGTATTTGTCCCGACTTTCAACTCTGGAAATGCCTTAGCAGACACTTTTAAAATCCTTAAAACAGGCATATCAGGATCATAATAATCAAAATGCTCTGAATCAATCACAACAGAGCCGTTCAAATTGGCAATAGTGACAGGGTAATCACCATTAGTTTTTAATACGATAGTCCCCGTCCCAGTCACCGTGATTTTAGGCAATGCCTTGTAAGTACCTTCATTCACAACAGTGACCGTCTTTTGTCCTTCAACGGACTTTCCTTTGACATTGTAGTCAAAAGGGTCAATAGTCAGCTCAAGGTCAAACTCACCCTTTTCAGCGATTTCATTGTCAATATCTCCCATCTTGATACTTTTGACAAGATAGTAAATATCTGGCTCATCGCTGAAAATGAACTGCGCATTGTATTTATCAAGCAACAACCCACGAAAACGGCGGATAACAGACTTGACAGGCACATCTTCCAGAATGTTCACGGGCAGGGTAAATGTCCGATTTTTCAACGAACCATACTCTGTCAAAGCCCCGTCAATCTCATCAATACCATCATAAAACGTAACAGCACGCTCAGCCACAGGAATGGAAGGACGCTCACTTAAACAAAAACCATAGTCTTTAAAACTTAAATCACCAATGACAACATTTAACATCAGCCACCTACCCCTCTGCTCAAATCAAGCTCGCGCTGACCAAGCCCTTCATCAATCATCTCAATCATCCGATTGACATCATAGTCACTAGCCACATCAGCATAGACATTGATTGTGTTATTACCATAGCTATTGTTAGCGATATTAGACGCTTTGACAATACCAGCACCGATAGAACCAAGTACCTTACTTGTCAATGGTAAGATAGCCTCAGGACCAGCCTCGCCACCAACCATCAGGTTATTCCCGTTCCGACCAAAAACAGTTGGATCAGTCATGATCCCCCCTTTTTTGTACCATGAAATACCAAAATGAGGGACACTTGGAGGATTGATACTAAATTTACCGCTGATACTCAAATGTGGCAATTTTAAATGAGGTAAATGCCACGAAAAATTAAAAGCACTTCTGATAGCACTGATAGCACTAGAAACTGCACTCTTAGCCCCATTTATTTTGCTAGAAATAGCATTCTTGATGCCGTCAAAAATATTAGAAACAGTATTCTTTGCAACATTAAAGCCACTTGAAATGCCGTTTGAGATACCATTTACAGCACTGGAAACCGTTGACTTGATACCATTCCAAGTATTTGAAATGGACGACTTAATGCCGTTCCAGATAGATGACGTTGTGCTGGAAATCGTATTCCAAACACTTGAGATAGTTGATGAAATACCAGTCCAAATACTTGAAACAGTCGACTTAATGCCATTCCACAAACCTGAAAGGAAAGCAGAAATACCATTCCATATAGAGCTAGTAGTAGATGAAATACTCGTCCATGTAGAACTGAAAAAGTTCACCACTCCTGTAAAAATACTTGTAGCTGTACTTGAAATCGCATTCCAGATAGTTGTGAAAAAGCTCGAAATCTTATTCCAAATTGTCTGCACAGTAGATGAAATGCTTGACCACGTTGAGCTAAAGAAGTTCATAACTCCTGTAAAAATACTTGTAGCTGTACTTGAAATCGCATTCCAGATAGTTGTGAAAAAGCTCGAAATCATGTTCCAAATTGTCTGCACAGTAGATGAAATGCCATCCCAAATACCAGAAAAGAAATCCGAAATCCCTTGCCAAGTGATACCAGTATAGTCACTAAACGCCTGCCAAGCGCCTGTAAAGAAGTCCGAGATACTTTGCCAAACGGTTGTAAAGACAGTTTTGATGCCGTCCCACAAAGTGCCAAAGAACGTTGATAGACCTAACCAGATAGTTTGCGCGGTAAAGACAAGCAAGTTCCACGCTGCAATCAATGGTGTCGAAATAGCTAACCATGCGATGTTGAAAATCTCCTTGATAGCTTCCCAGACAAATAAAAAGACATTCTTCAATGTCTCACCAATAGTACTTGCCGTTGTGACGATACCGTTCCATGTCTCACTAAACCAAGTAGTGATATTAGTCCATACTTCTGAGAGCGACTGCGTGATACCGTCCCAGATTTCAACTGTTTTATCCTTGACAGCCTGCCACTTCTCACCAAACCACTCACCCAGATTACCAAAAAGCTCTGTCAACCAAGTCCAAAAATTACTCAAATACTCTTTAATTTGGTCCCAATGAGTGACGACATAAGCCACAATCAAAGCGACAATAGCAGCAATCGCAAGCGGAAGAGCACCAACAGTAGCGACAATACCTGTAATTGCTGGAATTAGCGTTCCTGTAATCCAAGTTACTATACTAGCTATGGCTCCGCCACTGCCAAATAAAGCAACAATTTTACCAATAGCCGATATAACAGAACCGATGATAACTAAGACAGGTCCCACAGCAGCAACTATCCCAGCAATCGTGACAATAGTTGTCTGCGTACTCTCATCAAGTGAGTTAAACCAATTTACTAAATCCGTTATCTTATCCGTAACATCTTCAATAACAGGAGCGAGCGCCTTACCAATAGCAATACCAGCGGATTCAAGCGCCCCTTTCAAGTTTTCAAAGGCACCAGCCATACCACTATTGATTGTGTCAGCCATTTTTTGAGACGCCCCTTCAGAATTAACCAAAGAACCCGTCAAATTATCAATCGTACCAGGTGCGCTATCAACTAAAGAAAGCATGCCCGTCATAGACTCTTTACCAAATAGGGTGGATAAAGCAGCTGACTTCTGCTCATCAGTCAATCCAGACATCTTGTCTTGCAAGATAGCTGTTATCTCGCTTAAAGATTTCATCTGACCACTACTATCAAAGAACTCAAGTCCAAGTTCTTCCATAACAGCCTTGGCTTCATCGGTCGGATCAGCCAAACGTTGCATAGAAGTCCGCAAAGTCGTACCAGCTTGTGAGCCCTTGATACCAGCATTGGACATAATTCCGATAGCTGCTGCTGTTTCTTCTAGTGTCAAACCAAACGAGCCTGCAACTGGTCCAGCGTATTTTAATGCCTCAGCCATATCACTAGTTTCAGCATTAGTCCTAGCTGCCGCTTCCGCAAAAATATCTGCTACGTGACTAGACTGACTGGTTTCAATGCCAAATTGGTTCATCGCTGTTGCTACAGCTTCAGCAGACAAAGCCATATCACCACCAGAAACAGCAGCTAAAGCCATTACCCCAGGCATAGCTTCATAGATTGTTTTAGCGTCAAAACCAGCACTTGCCATGTTTTCTTGTGCTTGTGCTACTTCCGTTGCGCTGAAAACACTTGAGGCTCCTAGCTCAATTGCTTGTTGTTCCAACTTTTCAAACTCAGACCCAGTAGCCCCTGAGATAGCCTTTACACGGTTCATCTGTTGTTCGAACGATGCTGCCGTAGATACTGCCGCTGTCCCAACTCCGATAATCGGTGTCGTAACGCCAATGGTCAATTTCTTTCCGACATCGGTAACGTTACTACCAACAGATTGTAGTTTTTTACCTACCTGACCAGCCGTGTCCTTCGCTTTTGCCATTTCATTTGAAAACTCTTGATAAGCTGTCTTAGCTTCTAGCAGTTTTTTCTCTAACTTATTGACTTCTGCGCTGTTCTCGCCATATTCAGTCTTGGATAGTTCCAGTTGGCTTTCTAAGTTCTTAACCTGTGCTGCCGTATTTTCTAGTTGTTCGGCCAGCTCTTTTTTCTTGAGTTTGAGTTGCGCACTTTTGCTAGCATTATTTCCAAGCTCCGCACTCTCCAGCTTATACTTAGCCGTGATTTGGTCGGACTTATTAGCTAACGCTTCCTGCTCAGACTTGAGCTGGCTGAGTGATTGTTTGCGCTTTTCAGACTCTTGCGCTGCCTGACTAGTTGCTTGACGCTCCTTGTCCAGCGCTTGCGAGGTTTGAGTGATGGCATTCTTTAGATATTCTTCATTCTTCTTGGCATCTAATAATTTATTCGACCATGTTTGAGTTTCTTTAGAATTTTCACCAGTTAGCTTCGTGACCTCTTGTAAAGCCTGCTCGGTTAATTTTGTCTTTTGTTGAGCAATTTCATATTCTGAACTAAGCTTAGTCAACTTCGCTTCAAGTTTTTCAGTTTCACTAGCAGATAATCTCATCTGCTCCTGTTGCAGTTTAAATTCTTTGTTTAAAGTTGTGACACTTTTGTTCATTTCAGCAATGCCTTTATTAAATTCAGAATTTAAAACTTTATAAGTGACTTTTACTTCAGAATTATTTGCCATATACCCTCCTTCCTACGCATTTTTCACGCATAATTACCCACAAAAAAAGCTGAAAAGACCTCAGAATCGCCCTCTCAGCACCATTATTTAGGGTTATTTTTCCAATTTTCGATAACTGCTTTCATGTAGGCCATCTCCTCCAGCTCATTTTTTGTCATTGACAAAACTAACTCAATAGAAAGATCAAAAACAAAAGCATAGTAATAAATGACCTCATCAACAGTTGCCTTACTCAAGTCAACCTTTGGGATTTTAGACGATGACACACCCTTCCCAGACTTGTTCGTCCTTACCTCAAAGGCTTTAGCGACTGCACTTTCTTTGGGGCAGCGCCACCTTGCACCAGCTGAGCGTATATTTTAGCAGCAACTTCCATATCAAAAGCAACATTTTTTTCAAAATCTTCACGGCTCAACTTGCCGCCTGCAGCACGATAAGCCACAAAAGGTGCATTTTCCAAATCGCGCTCATTGATTTCAACAGAGCTAGCCCCATTTTTCATCATGCGTGAAAAAGCATTCTGCGTCAGCAAACCATCCTTCTTAGCACGCTTCCATTCATAAAGCGAAATAGGAGTTTGAATTGGTGCAGTGCTACCATCTAAAAAAGTAATTTCGGTAACTTTTACTCCAAGAAAATTAGTTTTAGTCATGACGATTCCTTTCTAAATTAAAGCGACGCTGATCTTACAAGTTCAGGGGTAAAGGTATTATTCCAGCCAGTCTTAACAGAGTCATCCTTGATGTCGCTGTCAAAACCTTCGTAGTAACAATAACCATTTTCATCAAAAAGGGCTGAAAACGGAGCTTCGATTTCTGCAATTTCTTCCTCACCATTAGTAATGTCAAGAATATTCACAGAACCCCAAGTAATGTTTGGAAAAGCAATATTTTTCTTTTCGGCTTCTTCCATATCAAACACTTCAAAAGTGATGACCCCAGAAGCTCCCGAAGATGTTTCATTAATACCATAAACACCTTCTTTTAACTTCTTATTAGACAGCCCCATAACATCACGTAATACACCAACAGGAAAATGCCCTGTAAATGTCCCGTTCAATTTCGTGATGATAGTTTTTTCTTTGGCAACCTTACCCTCACAAGTTTTAGTGATAGTTTTCGTTTCCGCTTCGACTGACAAGCTCCCTGTACAGCCGAGTTTTATCGCTGCTTCTAAAGCTGATTGACCTTGTTTGCGCCACTTCCCATTAGTGATACGCATCTTATCAAATTGACTAGTTAAATCCATATTATCCTCCAATAATTTCATTATTCACACGTACCAACTCAGCTATAGCTAAGTCAAGTACAACCTCTTCACGCTCAGCCAGCCCTTTTTGAAAGAACTCTTGCGCCACTTTGTTGTGTGGTCCTCGTCCTTCATTTGGAAAGACCAGATAACCAAATGAGCCTTTCTTATTAGCGGCACCGCCTCGCGCTACAATATCAAAACCAAGATTAAATAACCGTTCTTTCAAAGAGTTAGAATACTTGGCATGTTTCTTCTCACGGTCACTAACAGGCATAAAACCGATAATGCCCTGCATGACTTCCTTAGTTCCCTTAGATTTCAGGACATTGTTGATGACTTCCTCTGACTTTTCTGGGATTTTCAACATCGCTTCTTCAAGACGACTTGACCCCTCAAAATCAATATGTGCTGATGTAGGATGAACCATAGACTTCACTCCTCGTTATCACAAACTCTGATAATACGACTAAAGTAAAACGTCACCGCTTCGACTTTCTCCTCTGTATCTAAAAGTTTTCCTTCGTCCTCTTCCGTCCGACTAAAGATAAGCCCGCACTTTCGTAACCGCTCAATCAAACCAAGCTGTCCAATCTCTGAAAGCACCGTGCCCTCGCGACTGACAAACATCAAGACAAAGTCTTTCTTGTATTGAGTAGCATGTGCTGTTGGCTCCATACCGCCATTTTCATTGTAAAAGAAAAATGTCGGGTTCTTAGCCACCTCATCACGACCAATATGACTATCAAAAACCTCAAAAGGCTTATCAACAACAGTCTCCTTGATCGCACCGACCACCTTCTCAAGATTTAACGGTTTTGACAAGATTTTGACCATTCCATTCGCCTACCTTTCTCAAAAACAAGTACATAAATTTCTGCTTGCTATCCACATCATAGTTTTCTAACTCGTACAACTCATTACCAATCTTGACCTTATGAGTCTTGCTAAAATCCTTGACATAGTAGCACCTCACTTTGACATCAACAACTGACAAACTAGACACCTGAAAGTTATCAAATCTAGGATTGATTTGTTGAAAACCAAAGAAAAGAGACCCGATAGTCTCGAATCCCTCTCCGATTTTCTTCATCGTTTTGTCATCACGTAAAGTCTTAATCGTCCCATATTCAAGCAGCCCATCATTAAGATTAGGATTTTCACTTTTGATAGATTGACTATCCACTTTGACCACCCTCTCTAAACCTGTCAAACCCATTCTGGATTTGCAGTCGCAACAGCTGTCTTTTGTAATTTTCCTCAAACATAGACGTACTACCAGACCTATCATAACGACAGTAGGCTTTTAGCAGCTTGTTCGCCAAACCAGGCTTAGTATAATCTGACTCGCCACAAATACCATTGATTATTGCCTTACCATCATCAATGCTAGTCTGAATCTCATCATCTTCGTAGTTCCATGTCACACGCAAATGATTCTTAATGCTTTGAAGCTCTGATACTTCCTTTGTCTCGCTCACAAGCCACCTCCAAACCTTATCCTAAGCGTGATTTTCAAGCACAAGTGCAATCAATTCCGCTTTATTTGCCTTCTTTTCATAGGCAACCCCCGCAACGTCAAGACGTTCTTTAAGCACATCATTATTCAACTTAGTTAAATCCTCATCCTGATTTTCATCAAGAGAATTACTACTATTTTCTTCAAGAATTTTAACAAAAGGGCGCTCATAAACATTATCACCTAAAAGCTTATTTAAACGCTTCTCATCAACATCAAAAACGGCATTTTCTGTATTTGGCACACGTTCAATGCCTGCCACCTCATCGATAAATTTTTCAATGACTTCAACAGTTATCATAAGAAACCTCTTTTCTTAAAGTGATGGTGTAGGATTGATAGTATCCTCAGACTTAACAACAGCAGTGGCATCAAGATTAGGAATAGTTGCCCCTTCCATCGTTGAAATATCAGCCACAAAAAAGGCATTCTCATTCTTAGCAATCCCTTTACCAAAGAATTTTGCGATATGAAGGTCCATGTCCTCAATTGCTAAGGTTTCCTTGTATTCAGTGATTTCAACAGAGCTAGCCGTAACCAGCAAGTAGTTTGAAAGAACACCAAAGATCATACGATTATCAGGCACTGCATGTGAGGTGATGATTTGGTCCCCAGTAGGCAACTGAGTTGTCACCCAGACACCAGCTTGCGTTTGATAAGCCAAATTAGGGAACAATTTAGACCAGTAGTCTGTCGAATTAACCAATACAGACACAACACCGTTGTCAGTCTTAGCTTTTGCCAAGGCAGCGCGAATACTTGCGAGAGATTTTGGTTTCAGGTCAGCAAGCACGATAGGTGTCTTTTCAGGATAAACCCCACCAGTATCATCAGATAACTTGCGCATCATTCCGAGTGGCTTTCCTTTACCATCACCATTGATAATGGCTTCTTCCAAAGAAGCAGCCATGACTTCTTGCAAGAACACAATCACATAGTTAGCCAACCACGAAGGACCTAACTCATAGTAACCTTTTGGAATAGCGATAAAACCAGACAATTTAGAAGCAGAAATATCAAGCTCATTAAAGGCGTCAAGCAAGATTTGCTTGATGTCACTAGGGATATTACCCCAGAAAGCACGCTTCTTAGTCGAATCACCGTAAACAAATTTTGTTTTGACAGTCCCTTCCTGTACATCTACAAGTGAGATGATAGGGTGTTCTTGGGTCAAATTGTGATAGATGTCTTCGATGATAGTTTCAGGGAATCGATCATCAAGCCCACCAATCTTTTGTTTTTCAACAGCTTCTGCAAAGAACTTACGTTCGGTGCTAGTCAGCTTACGACGCAAACCACGCTCAGCAAGTACAGCTTCATCATACATAGCGTCTTGATGTTGAGCGATGTAGCCTTTCACTTGATCATTGACTGAAGCTTCAAGCCCAACCATAAAAGTATTCATAGCTTCTTTCTGTTCTTCTACATTATCAGTGCGAAGAGCAGCGAAAAGCTTTTCACGAGCCTCAGCCATGCTAGGCGTTTGCAAATCTAGATTTTTTAAACTCATTTTATTCTCCTTTTGAGTAATCAAAAAGCCATTCCTATTGGAACAGCTTCATAAAGTTAACAAGACCATCAGACGATGGTTCTTTAGGATTGTCATCTGTCGCTTGTGGAACACTAGCAGCGACTTCCCCACCATATTTTGCCAATAATGCCTCACGAGCTGACACATCACCTTCAGCGCTATCATCATTGGCAGGCTCTTCGGACACATCATCAATGATACTGTCTGCCAAACCAAGAGCGACCGCTTCCTCCGCCGTCAGAGATGTCTCCTCATCAAGCAAAGCCTGCAACTCCTCACGACTGCCCTTAAAATGTGCCAAATAGCTCTCCTCGATAGAAGTCTGAGACTTATCAAGGTCATCAGCAATCTTGCGAAGTTCCTTGGCATTTCCAGCCGCCCACGTCCACGGATTGTGGATCATGAGCTGCGTATCTTTTGGCATCAGGATTTCATCACCAGCCATGGCAATCACAGACGCAGCACTCGCAGCAATTCCGTCAATAACGACAGTGATAGTCTTATCTAATTGTTTGAGATAATTCTTAATCGCAATCCCCTCAAACATATCACCACCGTAAGAATTGATGTGAACCTCTACGCTATCATCTGAAATCTCAGAAAGAGCAGTACGAACATCCTTAAAGGTAATCCCATCATACCAAGAACCAACAGTCCCAGCTAAAAACAACTTGGCTTTTCCGCTTTCTATACTAGCCTCAATACGTCTTGGAATTTTGTTTAGTAGCTTTTTATCCATCTTATCACCCCCTTTCTAAGTTATGAACTATCGCTATCAGTCGTCTGATTAGCATTTCCCGAAGAATCAGCACGAGCATAGTTCAGTGAGACATAGTATTCATCAGCCCATGGCTCTTTGATACGCTCCTCACCAAGCTTACTCCTAATCTCGTTAGGATTATAACCACCAATGCGGAATAAAGCTTCAGCAGCAGACGCAAACTTCTCAGCACTGTAAATCAAGATAGTATTCGTCTGGATTTTGAATTTCGTCCCTTTTGCGACATTCGCAATCCCGTATAACTTTCGATTATTTTCAGTCTCGATAGCGTCCGCAAATGGTCTGACAGCAAAGTTAACAAAATTTTCCCTGATAGCTTCTGCATCCGCGACATCTCCTGTCATGATACCGCGAGGAATAGAGAAAGAATCAGCTGCAAAATGAATGACATCTAAGAAAGTATCGTAGATGTCCCGCGTCGTCACAGCACCGCTTTTGGTATTGCCAGCGGTTGATACCAGATTGCTAAACTCCAGCCCCTCTTCAAGCGGCGTGATAGAGTCCTTATCAGACAAAACAGCCGAGAAACGGTTCTCGTACATCTCGTCAAGGATAACATCCGCCTCTGAAACATCGTTACCCTCTTCATCCTGACCAACCACCTTCTTACCAAACTGCTGGTCAAACAAAGTCCCAATCTTCAGACCAAGCTTCAAAGCATTGCCACGATTATAATTTCGGATAGCCCCAGAAATCAACTGCTCATACTCACCATACAAGACATCTAAATAATGCTTAATCTTAGAGTCGTTGATAGTATAGTGCAACACATCTTCCTCAAGAAATACCTCGTGAATAGCAAGACCACCAGCAAGCACGATATTCTTGTAAATATTCGGCTTATAAGCCCGATAAACCACCGTGAAACTCTCAGCAAGGATAAACTCGTTATTTTTTTGAATAACCAATGCACCATCATCATTTTTGACCATCTCACGGACAATCCCAGCAATCAAAGAATTTTGAGAATTATTTTGATTAGGTTCGTAATTAAACTGCCACCACATAGTTCCAAAAATCTGCTTACCATTCTCATAAGTCTCATAACTGGCCAAACTCAAAGCATTAGAAATCTTATCAATGCACATCTGCAAAGCAAACTCCATCGCTTGAATATTCTTTCCAGACTGAAACATCACCGCCTCAAGTTCCTTACGGCTCACAGACGTGACCCCTTGGTCAGTCTTTAAAAAGCTAAAAAAATTACTCAGCACCCCAATAAAATCACCCCCTTTCTAGGCATTAGAAAAACACCCTTTCGGATGCTCCTTGTTATTGTTCAATACTTCATCCTGTGTAACTCCTCAATCGTCGTCTTATAGTTAGCGTAGGTGTGCTTAGCTCTTCCTCAATCACCATAGCATGAATCAGTGCCATAAAACCATCCGTCTTGCGCTTTTCAGGGTCAATTTTCTTGTAAGTCTTATTCCCCTTACCATCAATATCGACATAGACATTGTTGGTGTACCAGCGCATCATCCTGTCATCACCAAAAGCAATCTCATGATTGGCAAACATCATATCCACGATTGGCGCCAGCTTCGCATGCGTAATCGCACCACTCCGCACGACCTCGATAGGAAGTCCAGCAGCATCAAAAGCCTCTTTTACAGGAGCCTTGCGGAAATCATCCATAGCAATTTTCTTGATTTTATAGGTCTCATTCATCTTGACAAACCAATCCACCACATACTTAGGATCCATGACCTTACCAGGAACGATAGTCACCAATCCTTCGTTCACAGGAATTTGAAAATCCATCTTAAAATCCTGTAACTTCAAAGCTTCCGACACGATAAACGTATGGTGCAACCAATACCGTTCCTTACCACGCCTGAAAAGTAAACCAACACCGATAAAGTCACGCACATCCGCATAGTCAATCGCACCGACACACTCCATACCAGCCAAATCATCAGGCAAAGGACGGCTAGCCGCCACAATATCCTCCCATTCAGCCACGCCATGCGTTGTATCCTCCATCGGAAAGTTTAACCGCTTCGTCAAAAAGTCAATAAACAACTCCTTAGAGCGCTTCGCCCGCTCAAAAGCCTTTTGGTACTCCTTACGCAAAATAGGCAAATAGGGCAACATCGGATTAGCCTTAACCCAGCACTCAGGAGCCTTCCACTCCTCAAAAGCGTCAATCTTAGCTAAAATTGGCAACATACCAGCCCGATAATTACACATTGATAAAATATCACGAGCAATCTCTTTGTAATCATCTAGCACAGCCCCACGCTGGTAACCATCTGTCGTCAAGTACATCACCGTTGCATCAGCAACCTTACCAAGCGCATTGATAAAGACATTGATGTTCTTATAATTCTCATACTCGTGAATTTCATCGAAAATCACGAGACCAGGACGTAAACCATCCTTTGTCCGAGCATTTGACGTGTGATAAGTCAGTTCCGATTTTGTTTTCTTGAAGGTAATCAATGTTTGCGAAAACTTGTAAGCCTTCTGCAAAACAGCAGAGCTCTTAATAGTATTATAAACATCCTTAAAACTAGTCTTAGCCTGCTTTTCATTGTTTGCCACAATATCAACATTGTACTCTAAGATACCATTGCGATTGCTAGTCTTATACAAGGCTTCGTCAGACGCTACACTGTTCTTTCCAAAACCACGAGCACATAACAAAAAGAGCTCAGTAAACACCAAACTCTTATCCTTGACCCAACGTATCGCATTCATAGCAGCATGGATAAACCGCTGAGGCGGTGCCAAATCGTAAGGACGATACTTGTTGATAAAATCAACCACCCCCTGAGCCTTTGCTACATCCACATAAATATCAGGATCATCACAAGCAGCCATCACCAAATCAGCCATCTGTCTAATTTCCTTGCAGACAGGATACCTCTCAGTAACAATATCACGTAACCAATCATCAAGATGAGGAGAACCACTTGTCCAATCAAATGTCTTCACCGTCATCTGACTTCACCTCAGCAGCTGAGATGCACAACTTCTCAAGCATAACCATCATCTGCTTGTTGACATTAACCTGTAAAGGCACTGAATCATTTTTCTTCCCTTCAATTCGGATACCATTTACTTTTATATCTTGCCTAAGCAGCTGAGAAGTCTCCCACAAGGAAGTGTACTGCTCAACCAAATCCTTAAACGGCTCAACATACTTATCACGAGCCTGTAAAATCCTAATCAGGGTTATCCGTAAATTATCTCTAGACTTAACGTAATCACGTTGGTCTTTTAATGGACGCTCCCAGTCAAATTCTGGATATTCCAAAAAACCTGCCATGTCTGCTCCTTTCGTTGACTTTTTTTGTTCTTGATAAAAAGTAGCTGTATATTTTTTCCAATGTACCCCTTCCCGTTGCACGTTTCCCCTTTGGAAAAGCCATTTGGTTTGACCCGGGGGCTTACCATTGCTCCGCATTGTCGAATTTGCGACGATGATAGCCGCTGAGTTTTTCTGGATGCTCTCGGTTGTGGCATGGATTGCACAAACATTCTGTGTTGTCTAGTTCTAATGCTAACTCTGGATGCTGTCGCACTTCCTTCTTGTGATGCACCATATCTGCTGGTGTGTATCGACCTGCTCGCTTACAACGTTGGCATTCGTTGTTGTCCCTCTGCCTACGCGCCTTTCGAATGATTCGCCATTCCTTAGTCCAATAAAACTCTTTGACTTTGTCAGTTCTGATTAGCCCGACTAACCTGTCGAGTATTTCAGGAGTCATAAGATTCATTTGATCAACCCCTGACTAGCAAGCCATTCCTCTGTGAGTATCTGTTGGATCTTAGTTGTAAGCTCTAGATTGAGCTGTCCAACCTGTATTCCAAGATTGTTCAATAGCTTCACGTTGTGTTCATGTGACAGGATTTGTCGCATCAATCCTGTAAACAACGCTGCAACTTCTGAATTGGTTAGTCGATTGATTGCTATAACATCATAAATGTGCTGATTGATTTCGTCTAGCGACTGTCTGTTTTGATTCAAATAGTCGTCGATTTGCTTTTCCGCTATCGCATTCATCTTGTAAACTCCTAGTTCTCGTTTTTTGTATCGAATTACGCAAGGTTTTACTAATTCTATTTCATTTTTTTATTTTTAGGAAACGCTTGGTATCAATGGTTTTTAGGGCTAAAAAATAAAAATGCAAGGTCATCGCAAAAACTTTTCTATCTGTTTGATAAATTTTAGAGATTGAGCTTGTCTACAGTTTTATCTTCAGAGTCACGAGTCACTCCAATATATGCCAATGTTGTTGATTCTTTTTGATGATTAAGTAGTTTCATTATGTCTCCTATTGTTTTGTTTCCTTGTGTTGTGAAGATTTGGAAGCCGAAAGTTTTCCGCATAGAATGTGTGCCAATCTCTGGTATTCCGAGGAAGTTAGCTGCAGAGGTAACTATCCTCCACGCTTGAGACTCGCTCATCTTTCTGTTTTGCTTAAAGCTTCCCGGAAATAGATAATCTTCGTTTTTTAGCTTCGTTATACCAAGATAGTTTCTTATCGCTTTTTTTAAGCTGGAGTTCATTTTCCTGTCGGTAAATTTTCCGGTTTTTTCGTCAAAATGTTTAATCCGCCAGCCTGTGACATCCTTAACTTTAAGATCTCGAATATCTCCCATTCGCAGTCCAGAGTTGATTCCTGTGACAAATAAAGTATAGTTTCGCAGTCTAAGTACAGGATTCTTCGCGCTGTCGTGTATTAAATAATCCTTCATTCGTTGAATGTCTTTAAGTTCACGAATTGGTTGCTTAGTTGCCACTGACTCACCTCCTTCCTAAAATTAAAAGCCACACGGATTTGTGTGACTTTATGTTTACCTATTAGTTTTACTCATGATACAAATATAACACATTGTTTTTGTCACTTCTATACGTTTTTGTGACAAGATTACATCAAAAGGATTTTGGCTAAAGTGTCCAATATAACTTCGCGTCGTCTATAAATTTGCTTTCGATGCTTATAAAGATAGCCAGTATCTCCATTTTGCATGGTATAAAAAATTTGAATCCAATCATACCTAGTATACTCACCCCAACGCAAACGAAAGATTTCCTTATCATCTGGTTCTAGCACGTCCAATAATTTTGAAATAGCCCTCTGAAACTCTTCAAGCTTCAGAATTATCAGATCACTAGCGTAAGCAATAGCTAGATTTTCTGATGTATTGCATGAAGTGCCACTTCTACTTGCTCCTGAATCGTCTATGTCTGGTATCGTTAAATTCTTAACCGAATAAAGCCTTTCTAATTCACGACGACGCTGTTCGATAAGTTCATCAATTTTAGGGTACTTAGCTTCAAGTTCAAATTCAAGAAAATCACGTCTAGCCTTGATTGCTGTCTTCTTTGTCAAGTCGTTCCTCCCATCTTCTTAATGCCTCAGCAATGTTCTCAGTGAAATAGCTTATGTCTGTCCAAATCTCCTGTACCGCTTGACTAATTGCATCAGCAATTGCTTCTAGCAGTTCAGGACTTAGTTTGCCCAATTCCTGTTCCAACTGTTCCAGTTCTCGTTGTCGTGCCTGCTTAGCTTTCTTTTTCTTGATTCTTTTGTTCACCGTTCTGCTCCTTGTAACCCGATAGATACTTGATGCACTCTGCGAAATAGGCGCAGGCTACCCACACAATAAATGCGGTCAGAAATGGATGCTGTGCCATAAACTCATATCCGTTCATCGATTTTCTTCTCCTAATCCACAGCCTTAACTTCCAGTGGCAACCACATCTTCGGATTAAAGTTGATAGTGTAGTCGTAATTCGACACATCCTTTGTCTTCACATCCTGGACCACATAGGATACATTATCAGACAATCCAATGATATGCTTCTGATATTCTTCATCAGCTGTCTCAACCAAAATTTCCAATTGATTATCTGTGGTATCCGCTACAATTGACATCCGACCGCTCATCTCGAACATCACATCATTTGTGATTGCATTCAAGACCGTTACCTTTCGTACCACGTTGAAATTGTCTGCCTCTTCTGATAAGTTGTGTCGAACAACATCAGCTTGGTCAGAACACCCAGCTAACATACCAATCACTCCAATAATTGTTAATACTAATTTAATTTTGTTTTTCATTCTCTTCTTCCTCCGAATAATATCTATCGCCTTTCGCCTTTACTTCTTGAAAATAGGCTCTGTAGCTTTCGTCTTGAATATCATCAAGGTTGATTTGCTTTGTCACTTCATATACTGGTTCGTTATAGTCACAGCAATGTAAGTGCCACAACTGGTTCTCCTGCAAAATGTTTTGATTAAAACCGCATGAGCTTTGAGCTACTGCAAAAACAAGTGCTGTCAACAGCTCTTCATCAAGAGTTATTGTAATCATTTCGCCCTCCACTTTCTCTTATTAGCTCTTTTCTTAGCTGTTTCTATAGCCATTTCATCCCAGACATAGTCAGCATTTTCGAGCATGAGGTCCACGCATTTGTCCTTTAAGGTCTCGATGATAGCTTGGTCTTCTTCTTTCTCCCGATAGCATGCTGCCAACTCCTTTTTAAGCTCGGCAATTTCTTCATCGTATCGATCCTTTTCAGTGATCACATGTGGACTATTGAATGTGATTGTTTCGACTGGACAGCCTAACAAGGATTGTAAAACCATTTCAACGTTGTCAATAATTACTGGTTCATCCGAATATTTGCGACCATCTGGAAATCTAAATCGTGTATCTGAGACAGATAGCGGAAAAGGAATAGTATAGCCAAGCTGTTTTGCAAACCTAAAAGTATCATCAGCCATCCTACGGTTAGCACAGACAATATAATGTCCTGTCGCATGACTTTCCAAAATAGCCATTGTAGTTTTTCCGAGGCAACGCCCGAATCCAATAAGTTTAGTCATTAAATCCTGTCCTCCATTCAATCCAATCATGTTTGATTTTGCCTGTAAATAAGTTTCGATACATCGTGACTTTCGTGTGTGTACCATACTTTCCATCGACAATTGAAAAAGTCCTAGTCTTGTCAATTACCCATGGATCCTGAGAGTAGGGATAGCGGTCAGGTCTACTCATTATTTTCCTCCTGTCATTTTTTTATTGCAATTCTTACATAAATCCATACCGTGAAATCTGTTGGAACATCTGTCACAGAGTGGCTTGTCGCAAGTAAGAAACCTTGGTTGCTGATTTTTAAATAAACTGTAACTCCGATAGAATGTTATTCCTGTTTGACCAATTATAAAATCACATAGCTTTGTCGCTCTTCTCTTGTAGCATTCGTGACATATATCATGTTTTGGAATAAATTGAACAATATCAGCTGTCATTCAACACTCCAGTATCAAACCCACTATCAATAAATCTATACGTCAATTCTGGATTGATTCCGTTGCCTAATCTTTGATAAATCAAAGCCATATCCTCATCTGAAAAATGTGTTCCTAAGTAGTAATTAAAAGTTTTTTTGATAACTTCTCTAAATAAGATATTCCTTTTCTGACTACGAAACGGTTGGCCTTTTACTATTGGTCTACTGCACCACATCAATAATTTTGAGATGATATCTCTTCGTGATTGCACCCCTTCTAAACTAAAATACGTATTTGTTTTTGGGATTAGTATCACTTCCAGGCTTGCATTTATATATGACATTGGAAATAAGCCGAGCAGTTCTTTTAGTTCATTCATTAGTTCAGTATTCATTTCTTCCACTAGCATTCGTAATTGTAGGCAAAATATAGATTTTCGCCTATCGGATAATAATAGACACCGTGGTAATCATCTCCAGAATAACCACAAGATTGATCGCAGTATTCTCCGTCAAATTGCTCATCTCCGTAGGCACTGTGACAAATAATAAAACAACTCCGTAAGATACTATCAGATTCAATATTGATTAAAAAATCATTGATTCTCTTGTATTTACGAACACAATTTTCCACGAGCTTTTTCGGATAATGACCATTTTCAATATCTCGAAACTCAGCCATGAAAACTATCTCGCTGTCCAATTCCGTCCATCTTCTTGCCAAGCGAATGATCTGTTTTGGAATTTTATATGCTGCCTTTTGCTTTTTCTTTTTTATCCGTTTGTTCATCATATCCTCCTAAAACGGCAACCCGTCATCTGTAATATCCATCGGCTGGCCGCTGAACCCTGGTGGCATTTGCTCGGCCATGCTTGAATAGTTAGCACTATTGTCACGCTTTTCCAGAATCTGGAAACTTTCTGCAATTACTTCGGTCACATAGACACGTTGTCCTTGATGATTTTCATAGCTTCTGGTCTGGATTCGTCCAGTAATACCAACCAGATGACCTTTCTTGGTCCAATTAGCCAGATTTTCGGCTTGTTGGCGCCAAATGACTACGTTAATAAAGTCCGCTTCCCGCTCTCCTGTTGCTTGATTTTTAAAATTGCGGTTAACTGCCAAAGTAAAAGTCGCAACGGCTTGATTAGACGGTGTATAACGTAGCTCTACGTCACTTGTCAATCGACCAACCAAAACAACATTGTTAATCATACACATCTCCTATACAATTTTTTATTGCCATACCCCTTCGATTTCTAGACGATTATCTGATAAAAAATTAAACTCAAAGCCAATTTGACAATCCGACGAAAGATGAACCAACCCAGTTTCCAAATCTACTAATTCATGCAAAACTGGATACACGTTGGCTATCGTCAAAACAACCTCTTTGTCCTCATCATACATCTGCAATTCTTTGATTAGTTCTTTAATGGTCATTCCAACTCCTCCAACGAAAGCCATCTGAATTGTGGGTATTTCTTTGCTTCTTCTTGGGTGCATTTGTACCCGAATTGAGATACCACCTTTACTACTGCAGTATCTTCAATGCTAAACCTGCCTCTGTCATCATCTAATTCGACATAGGTATACTCCCACATTCTCGGCTCTGGCACATCGACAAGTAGCACGCCTAGTTTTTCAGTCATTTCCTGCCTCCTAATATACAATCTACTAAATCTTTATTCTGATAGATGTTTCCGATAACTTTGCCCATACCGTAATCACCATAAACAAACCTTTCATATCCGTTGTCGAGAACGAAAGCTAGTGTGTCTTCGTCAAATTTTATAATGCCATAGTTGTCCTCATCTTGGTCTGGGTAATATAAAATATCCCCAGCATACACCTCGACTTGCCCAGTCGAATCCATCTTACCTGTGGATTGCATGATTTTCCAACGTTCATCAGATAGGCATTCATTCAGACTTTCATATCCACAATCTTGCCATGAGAAGAAAATATCATTAACCATATCTTCATCAAAAGTATCCCACGCCCTAAACTTAGGTACTACCATTCTTCTCCTCTTTCTACACGTTCAACCAAACAATCGCCGCAATACCCCGTTTGAAAGATACTGCTATAGTCCGATGTGCCCTCTTTGTACTTGCACCCACATTCTTCGCAGGTCTCAATTTTCGGTATCATTTTCTGCCTCCTTCTTGACCTCAACTGTGACTATCGTATCGTTGTGATGACCACCATGCGGAACAAGCAAGATTCTTAGTATCTCAAAATTATGCTTTTTTCCTACTCCGCCACTATTCCAACCAAAACTGATAACTTTTCCTCCTGGTTTTAATATCCTGGCAATCTCTTCTTTTTGTCTCAACCAAAATGTTGATTGGGTAGTTTCCTTAGTGACAGGCAGACCTACTCCTTTGTAAACCTCAGAAACCTGTCTATTTGAGTAAGGTGGGTCATATAGCACTCCATCAATGGACTCATCTTCGAACATTTTTAAAAAATCTAAAGCATCCATGTGATAATCTGTGTCAAATTCTTTGTTTAGATCATTTGTGATTGTTGCCTTTTTTGAATTGTTTGCAAAAGGGTCAATCCAAATACCATCTCTCACTTCTTCGTCAAGTAATTCAGCTATAGGCTTTATCGAAAAAGTATTTTTCGACGGAAATCCCCACGAACGTTCAATAATCATTACTCCACCCCTTTCGGCGGTTCAGGCAACGACATCCAGTACAACTCATCACCTTCGGTGTTTTCGAAACATACACCATCGCCACACTCGACCCAAGTATCTGTCCAAACATTCTTACCATCTGAGACCAATACCTCTTCATCGATTTCTGGGGTTATACAATCCCACATAAAATCGTATCGGTAACCTTCTGCTTTTTCTTCCTCCGTGAGGGGTCTCGTTACTAATTTAACCCATTCCATCACTCCACCTCCATTTTTCTCAGCAATTCAATTGCATTCTTGTACGACTCGATTAGTCGTTCAGCGTTCTCTTTGTCTTCGATGCGATTATCTTCATAAAGGCTCTGGATGCTATCTAGTGCCTCTGATAAGCATTCGATTGGTGTTGTAAAATCATCTGTTGTGTAAAATTCTGACTCAAATTCGTTAAGCTCGTCACGAAGAATCACTACATCTTCCGCTCTATCAAAATCTGTTGTTCTCACAACATTCCGCTCTAATTCTTCAATCGCTTCCTGTTTATTCATTTTTATCCTCCACAGGCTTAGCCCACTGCCACGCCCACTCAAAATCCTGTTTGATTTCGGCTTCAGTGAGGTGATTTCTGTTATAGTCTTTCCAGCAATCATCACAACTCCCGTCAATAAATACACCTCTATCATTTTTGCTCAAAAATCTATATGTATAACGAGAATTCGGGTCAGGTATCTCCACCGTGTACATCTGCTCCTGCTCGACCTCGTAGCCGAATAAATGCATCTGAACAAGTATCAAAATTGAATTATCTTCGTAAACAAGCCATCCTTCAAACGTATCCAGCAAATCATCGTTCTCCCCATTGACTTTTCTATACGTTCCAGTGATTGTGCTATATATTGCAGTATTGATATCATCTTTATTTCTTTCGTACCACTCCCCCACAAACTTCGGCACCACAACCTGCTGCGGACCAATTTTGTCAATTGTATTTACGATAACTTCGAGAGGTACGTAGTCAACTAACCTCACCTTTCTTGTTACCGAACCATCTGTTTTGTTTTCATCCACAATACTATGAACTTCTATTTTATGTTGTTCGATAATCTCAATCGCTTCCTGCTTATTCATCTACTTCCTCCTAAAATAATTTAATCTGTGATTTATATTCTTCAAGTCTGGCCAGAGCTGATTGGAAAATTTGTCCGTCTTTCTCACAGCCGACATATTCCAGTCCTGCCTCTTCAAAGGCGATTAAGCTACTGGCTGAGCCAACATGGGTATCTAAGATTTTGTCGCCCTCTTTGGCATATTTTTGGATTAACCAGCGGTACAAATTTACAGGTTTTTGTGTAGGATGTATCCGTTTTTCGTTTAGTTGTTTGTTGCCTTGCTGGACATGACCTTCTGCAATGGATTTGCCCTGCATCATACCGTTCCACATGTACCGAAATAGTCGTACGCTGTCATGCGTACTGCAGTAAGCAATCTCACAATCCGAAAAACTTGATTGTCCATTGACCTTATCCCAGACAATGCGGCCTAGACCGAAATCATATTGGTAATAATTTACGCCCCAGATAATCTGATTTTTGGAAACTCTGATTAGTTCGTCGAAATAATCCTTGCCGGGAACATCCCATTCACTCGTCTGTCCATACAAACGTTGAACGCCAATTGGACTGATTTTCCGTCCATAGAACCTCCGCTTTTCAGGTCCGCTAAAATACGGCGGGTCCACAATTGCAAGGTCAAAATAATTATCAGGATACTCACGCATTACGTCCATGCAGTCTGCGTTGATAAATTTACTCATGACACTACTCCAACCTCCTCGCTATTGCTTTAATCACAACAAACAAGTCTAGGAATTTCAAGATACATCCTCAACTTTCCCACATTTTAGGCATTGGCGTTTAGGAGAAATTTTCCCAGTATTCAACGCGATAAAGCGCGGTAATTCCTTCCACGAATGTTTACAAAGCAATTGTTTTATATCATTTATTATTTTCATTACTTCCCTCCAAAAAATCATATATCGTCATCTGCTCCACCCTCTCAAAATAAACTGGGCTGATAGCTAGACAACATCTGCTCCTTCGCTTTCTTGTAAAAATCCTTCTTGATTTCAAAACCATAGGCTGACCGATTCATCTCGATTGCTGCCCGAAGTGTGCTTCCGCTACCTGCTACGGGGTCAATGACAACATCGCCCTCATCCGTAAAGATTTCAATCAACCGTTTCAGCACAGGAATCGGCTTCTGCGTTGGGTGGATAACTGGATATGAGCTATCCTTCTCCCACGGCGCATGATTTAGTATCATAGCGCCGTTGTTGTTAAATTTTGGTAGCTTATCACGATATAATACCGTGGCTTCTTCCACCGCACCCACAATCTTCATATTCGCTTTCAAGACTTGCGGACTAGATTTCTTGGTAAAATATAGCGGATAGGCATTGTTAAAGCCATGCTTCTTGCCACACTCGATAACCATATCTCGCTGTTGCCATGCATGGAATACAATCATTGCTGGTGCCTTACCCTTTTCTTTAGGCTCCTTTTTCAGCAACCGAGAACAAAAATCAAAGAAATTATTAATCTTAAAATCATTATCCGTATCAAAGAATGACTTTCCTGCCAACTTACTTTCCCCATTGGCATTATCGCCGTTCTTATACCATCTAGGGTCACTGGCATAAGCATTATTGCCGAGATTGTACGGAATATCAGCAATAATCAACTGCGCTCGTGGAATGTTATACCTTTTCGCATTCTCGAAATGGTCATTAAATAATTCAAATTTCAACTAACCGCCTCCCTCTCATATCGCTCGTTCTCTTGATATATGCTGGCGACTTGTAAAAGTGTATCGTTGACACCTTCACGCCAAATTTATCTGCCAACTCCTTCGCTGTACCGATTGCCAGTAGCTTATCGCCTTTGTAGAGAGCGTACTCTTTTTCTGGCACTACCATCAACTACCCCCATACCTCGTCCGATGATACTCCTCGGCCATACGATCCAGATCGGCTACAAAATCATCACCAGACAATGCCATTAATCTAACTTTATCAGACATCCGTAGCGGATAATTCGCTACCTGCCAACCCTCCAGCATCTTCAATCTCGAAAATCCCTCCATCAGCTCTCAACCTCCTTCACCAAAAAATAACAATCACAAGCACCATAATCCACCCGCTTCACATCATCCGAACTACTAGTCCGAAAGACTGGGCGTTGAATAGCCGAGTAGGAATAGATGTGCCAGTAGATAGCCTGCTTGACATCTTCCTTGGTTTCGTATACACCTATCGGAAAGATCCAGCCACCATTCACAACGAAATCCAGCTTGTACATTCAGTCCTCCTCGATCAAATAAAAATTCCCATAATCTTTCAAAGCCCTAGAAACATGGATTGCAGCCGCACGACTAGCAAACCGCATAGCCTGTCGCTCGTTGCCATAAGAAATATCAATTCCAGTACTGCTGACCTTTACTTCTCTGATAAATGGTCTGTCCTGCTTTGAGCCATGTCTAAGTTTTACCATTTTCCATAGCCTCCAGTTCCGCATAAATATCTGCCAACTTGGCCTGCCCCTCGGCAGTTTGTTGGCTTGCTAAAACTTTTTCAGCCCATTCTGGCACCGGTTCATCTTTTTCGTTGGCTAACATTCTAGCCTTCAAAGCCTGCATCCGTTGCATTGCTTCCTCCGAATTGTCCTGCTCAATTTCTTCCAAGGCCCATGCTGGTACATTTGTCTGTGCTGGTTTCGGAGCTCTAGGCACCATGTTCAGATACTTATCAAAATTCGACTCTCTGAACAAAGTTGACGGTTGGAGATATTTCTCCCATTCTGTACCTGTCCAGTTAGCTACCATGTTATCAATGACCTTTTTGAAATCATCCAACTTGTAACCCTCGTTCCACCTAGCCTGAATAATTTTCTTGTTGCTATTCGACTGATAACGATAAGACTTTCCAGTGGCTGAATTTAAGTATTCAATGATTTCCTTAATCGGACATATATTATATATATCTTCTTCTTTATCTATTTCTTCTTCTTTATCTAGTGCGTTACCATGCGTTACTGTAACGTTACATGTAACGTTACCATTTGCTAATGTTTTTTGTTTTTCTCTATGTTTTGCAACGCGTTTCCGAGCTTGCTCTCTAACCCTTTCCATGCTTTCCACGCTCTGATGTTTCTCCCAATTTGGGATAGTTATGGCATTATTGATAATCTCAATCATTCCGAACTGCTCAAAAGTTTGAAGAGCTGCTCTAACAGTGTTCAAAGGCCTACGAAATAGTGTAGACAACATTTCGTCTGTGTAATGTACACGATCATTCATCATGAGAACACCACCGTAGTTCTGCTTGCCAGCTAATGTCAGAAGTTTGAACCAAACAACGATAATCGTATCAGCTTCCGGTAACGACTCAATTAGCAGAATTTTTTCATCATCGAAAATATCTGTGACAATCTTAATCCATTTGATTTCACTTGCCATCCCTCTCCTCCCACATTTCAGCTACTATCCCTTTATTCCAAAGGTCTTGTTGATAAACTCTGGCTTCTTGCCAGGTATCAAAAGATCTCTTGTAGTGGTACTTCCGACCACGGCCTTTTTTATTTTTCTTTGCTACAATCCAAACCATATCAGACCTCTCTATCTGCCAATAGTTCAGCCTGGCACTTGTTGACATTCTCCAAGAAGTCAATCCGTCTGCGTAGCTCATCAATCAGCCTAGCCTGACCAACGCATTCCTGATTTTTCAGTAAGGCCAGTTTCTTATATTCCTTGGCCGTGTGCCTAGCGTTAGCCAATTCACGTTCAAGTTCATGTTGGCTTTGAGGGATATAGTCATCTTCCTCAATGTTCATAAACTTCTTCATCATGTTCCAAAATTTCATATCATCCTCCGTAGTATCTATGAATCTGCAAGTAACGCAGATTTCTTTCTGGTTGCTTTTCTTCAATCACTGGCTCCTTGACCTCTATTTCAATCTCAACAGGCTTTCGGATCAGCCAGATTAAGATTGGGCTCAAAATAGCAATAAACGCTAAACCTTGCTCAGCTGTCAACATCAATTCTTCTGTCATATCTCACTCCTATGCTAAAACTTGCCAATTGTCCCGTAGCCAAACACGAACGGCATCCCGTGGAATGCGAATACTCCCGTTTTCATTTCTGATGACAGGCATGCCTTTTGAAATAAAATATTTCACGGTTGCATCGCCAATTTTCAACCACTTTCTAAACTCAACTTGGGTCATAATTGGCGGATAGGTATTGTCAGGGTCAAACATCTCCGACTTTTCAGCCCATGCTACAGTCATGATGTTTTCAATCTTTTCTTTAAAAAAACTTTCAAAATCAATCATAATATGTTACACTTTCCTTGTATGTTTATTGAAGAGCCTGATTGCCGTCAGGCTTTTTTTGCGTATTACAGTTCATAAGCATTCATCTCCAAAATCTTCATTTTGGTATTAGTGCTTGGTTCCCACGTCATCCAGTAAGACAATGCCGCTTCAGCAAATTTCTTTGGTAGCATATCGTACCGACTCACATTAAAATGGTCCTTGAAATCAATCTCTGCCTCACGAAATACCGACTGTGCAAATACCTTGTCTGCATAAGCAGGACTTTCCATACCACCTAGCCAGTTCACGACACGAGCCTTTCTCTTCTTCAATAGAGCCTGTGCTGTGCTTGGATGAATTGGTTGCTCATTTTTGAGATAATCTACATCTTGAGCCAATGCCAACTGCTGCTCTTTCAGTTTCTTCTGCCCAGTAAAGAGAGCGATGAAAGCCTCATCAGATAAATTTTCTGGCACATAAGCACCCTGTTGGCGAATCTGTGGCAATACCTCGCCGGTGACCCAACGTTTAAATTCTTTAGCCTGTGGCAACCTACTGGATAAGATAAGTGAGTAAAGACCAGATTCGTTGATGATAATCATTTCTTGAATGCCACCGCTTGTAGGGATGCCCTGTTTTAGGGCGTCCTCTGAATCAACATGAAGTGCAATCGCATTTCGTGATTTTGAATAGCCTAAAATGTCAGCTACATCTTTCCCAACAAACCAAGGCTCATTGTTAATAGTTACAGTACGGACTTCCTGCCCGTGGAAAACAAAAATTTCGTTCATAAAATCCCTTTCTAATTTGGTATAATGGATAAAAAACACAGAGGTACGTATGTCGCTTTACGGAAGAATCAAAGATTTTTACAATTATTTCTATCAGAAATTATTTGTCGCTTTTATAACTCTTGCACTACTTTCATTAAATTTTGGGATAATTGTTGAAAGAGAAGAATCTGCGATTTTACCGTTTCTAACGGTAGAATGGAAACAAATTGGAATGATGTCCCTTCTTGTATTCTTTATTAGCTACACTTTCATGTTCTTGATTCATGAGTTCTATAAATTATTTACCATCGAGAAAAAAGGAGATTTTAGGTTCAGTACAACTACAGCTATCCTATTTTTTGTTATCCTTTTTATGAGAAATCTCATGGTGATGCTGAATAACGCTCAATTTGAACTCATTGTTACATTGCTTGGTTTTCCACTCATCACAATATTGCCACTGTTATTCAAACGTATCTTTCTGTCTTTTACCCCAAAAGTCTCTTCCGCTCTCCTTCATGATGAGAAGGCGAGTGATGTAAAGCCCTCTAAGAATAAAAAACACTATAATCGCACTTACCACCGGCTTAGGTAGAGAAATAAACCAAGAGTAGATAAGGCCAATAATTTCATTCACACCATTCCCCTCCTTATCTTTCCAAGCACCACCACAGTCTCCCACACATCTAGCCCCTCAAGGCTATCAACTATCAGTTGACTGAGCTGGTAGTTTTTCTTTTGCCAGTTCTGGATCAGCTTGCTAGTCATCTTCTTCTACCACATTCTGCACTTCCACAACCTCTACATGAGCCTGCTTGACTTTCAAGTCTTTAGAAGCACAGTAGCGAATCAAGAGGCTCACTGCCTCGCCGATTTTTAAGTCATGCTCATTGGCAAAATCTACAACATGTTCATACGCGTCCGATTCGATGCGGACTACTTTTTCAGCTATTTTCATTTTTTACTCCTCTTCAAAACTTTCCCAGCTCTCAGAAATTCTAAGTTTCTTATTTACTTTCAATTTGAGGTCATCACTTCCATGCCCCTCTTTCAGTAAACGAGTAACCATGGCTGGTGAGACACCAAGCACAATCGCAAAGTCTGACTGCGACCAACCACGTTCATGTAGTCGCTTTTTAACCAAATCAATCCATTTTTGATGTTGTTGGCTCATATTTTCCCTTTCTATTTTTGGTATAATTGACTTGAAATCTTTAATGAAAGGAGGACAAGTCATGAAACAATTTATTCTCGATTGTATTGGTGACCGTGATGATTTTACAATCACAATCACTTTCTCAAACGGAGACAAGATTGACTTTTTCCAAGTCTATGACGACTGCTCTGAAACTGCTAATGCTATAGACCTTGTTGAAGTCGGAACAGATTTCCGTCATCTAGTCAATCTTGACTACGTTGTTCACGTTCGACTGAACGTTTGATTTCTTGACACCTAATCCTTGTGGTTAGGTGTTTTTTGCTGACAAGCCCTACGCTTGATTGCGATTTCTAAACTTTTGATAAGCCCCCCTGGCTGATGAATGCCTAGGACCGAAATCTTTTTCAAGATTGAAATGGCTTCTTCATAGGTTTCTGACGAAAGCAAAATCTCATCAACCATATTCTCAAAATGTTTTTCAATGATTTCTTTCATCCCCTTCTCCTTTCTAGTTTGGTTAGGTCCTCTCCGTGATATAATCAATATATCAACACGGAAAGGAGGTGAATCATATGCCGAAGCTAAAAGTGACATTTGTTGATGGAAGCATACTTACCATCCATGAAGATCAGTCATTCCAAACGATTGTAAAGACCGATTACGGTACATCACAGAGTCAAGTATTTACTATGTGGGCCCATATCCACGATGGGCTAGTGCCAAGCTTTACTGAGATGCTAGCTCATGGAATGTTCTTCTTTGATATCGAAAATCCATCAACCATTTATTCAAGCTCATCTGTTATCAGACTTGAGCATTTATGATAATTTTGCTATTCAAGGCACGCTTTGTAATCTCGTCTTGAATAGCTTTTTTGATTGCCTGCCCATGGATAGTCGGACTTGCCATCTTGTTGACATACACGATTGCATCGGCATAAGTTTCGGATTGTCCTATAGCGAAATCTGCGTATTCTGCAATTAATCTCTCAGACTGTTTATGCAATTCTTCCATCCCCTTCTCCTTTCTTTTTATAAAATAGTTAAAAAGTTAGTAAAATCGTTGACATTTAACAATGGATAATTTAAAATATAACCATAGAGAAAAAGCTTGATAAAAACCAGTTCAATCAATACATTCTGCTCGCCAAAGCTATTATTTTTTTGAATTAGTTTTAACTTGTGTTTTCACTAACTCTTTAACTTACAAAAACTATTTTAAGTTATTCGTTGTGTTTTGTCAATTATTTACAACGAAAAATTTAAATATTTTTTGTCAATCTCTTAGAAAGGTTGATAAATCAATGTTTTCAACATTTGAAAGAATTAAAGAATTGTGTAAAAAGCATGGAATTTCACTCAATGCACTTGAAGAAAAACTCGGATATAGCCGAAATACAATTTATTCTTTAAAAAAGCAGAAACCAAACGCTGAGCGTATTGCAGAAATCGCTGACTACTTTAACGTATCGACAGACTACCTGCTTGGACGGACAGACAACCCACGGATTGCCAGCGATGAAACTGCAATCATAGATGGTCAAGTTGTGGACTTGAGGGAAGCAGCTGCCCATACCATGCTCTTTGACGGAAGACCACTTGATGAAGATGACATAGACTTTATCACAGCAGTCTTGTCTGCACATTTTAAAAATAAACAAAAGGACTAATTGCCTATGAAACTAGACCAACTCTGTAAAGAGTTTGGTGTGGAATTGTGCCTGTTTGATGCCAGCGATTGGCATAGTTCAGGATTTTACAATCCAGTAACCAAGGTCTTAGGGGTTGACCTGAATTTGTCCGAACAAGAACAAAAACAGGTCGCCCTGCATGAGTTACAACATAAGAATCACTTTCCATACCAGTATCAACTCTTTAGAGAGCGATGCGAACTCGACGCAAATAGGAATATGATCCACCATCTTTTGAAGGAAGAATTGGAAATTGCTGAGGACCGCACTCAATTTAATTACCTGGTATTTATGGAAAAATACAAATTAAAGACCATAGCTGATGAGGCTATGGTCAAGGAAGAGTATTTAAATTTAGTTGGATAAAATACGTGCTCCCCTGAATCACGAATAAAAGCAGGGTAGGAAGATAGTTATT